CAGTTAACCAAACTTTTGGAAACGGAGGTTGGTTGGGTACTGCATTAGAAGGTTTGGTTGAGGCATTCGGTACTTATGGGGCCATCGCCTTTTCAGTCAATAACACAAGATACAGAACTCAGGTATATGGCCAAAATATTGGTATGATGATACCAGTAAAGTCTACCTTTTCTGGGTCAACTTCTGGTTTATCAGCAACAACTTTATATAGTTCACTTGTTTATAACTCGGATAATTTAACAACAAATCCTGCTTCATTATGTTCAGGAACAAAAGCTGATTCTTATAAAAGTGAACCATCCATTCCATGGACAAACGACCAAGGAATCGGGTTCCAATTTTTACAAGGAACAAACCCGAACCCAAATGACACTAACTACCCTTATTATGATAGTGGTGTTGTTTATTTAATGTCTAATGTTGTTTACAACACTTTTTCTGGGGCAACAGGTTCAAGTTCTAGTTGGGGTTATTTATTTGGTCAAACTAATAAGTACACAAATGGTGCAAGACAAATAAGTACCGACCCAAGTAATACGCAATATACAGGCACAGGTGGTTATGATAGAATTGCTGGTGTTATGTTTCTTAATTTTGGTTTTGGAATCATCTTCGATAAACAATTGGTACAGGCTTTTGATACCACAAAATTAACAGGTGACTACACCAAAATAACTGGGGCAACAACAACTTCTGGGTTTACTAATTTTGTTGGTGCTGACTATGATATTGCAGAAATTTTAAATATCGATATCATAGCGAAACCCGAAGAATGGCCAGCGTCTTCAAATTCTTCTTATGTTGGTACAGGTGAAGATTGCGGTGTTGCCGTTTCAACCATTACATTACACGGTGAGGATGGCCAGTGTTTAGCCATAGCAAAACCAGATCAGGCTATAGTAAAAGAACAAGGGCAGTATTTAATTTTAAACCTTAAAATACCTGTATCCGAAGATATTCAAAGTAGTTTAGCTGACACTGTTGGTAGGACTGACTGTGGTGTTAGCGGTATACCTTGTTAATAATAATAAATTATAAAAATGTTTTTTAATGTCACAGATAGAAAGTAAGAAGGCTGAAAAGTCTTATGTTATGGGATTAGATATAAGCACCAAAACAATTGGGATGTCTCTTTTTGATATTCACGGAAAATTAGTTGAGTTGACACACTTTACACCAAAAATTAAACCACAACCTGAAAATAAGTTGGAAGAACTTTTTAGAAAGGTTGATGCGTTTGAAAAGGTTTTAACTAGATATGTTGAGTTAGACATTCAAAAAGTCATTATTGAAGAACCATTACTTAATAGTAATAATGTAAGAACTGTTGCTACTTTATTAAGGTTTAATGGTATGATTTCTAAAATTGTAGATGAAGTTTTAGGGGTCATCCCTGATTTTATTTCTTCATACGATGCTCGTGCTTTCGCATTCCCAGATTTAATGGCAGTCAGAACTCATGACAAAAAAGGACAACCTTATAAGGAAAAAGAATTAAAAGATAAGAAACCAACCCTATTTGGTGGTTATCCTTGGGATGTTGATAAAAAAATGGTTGTTTTTGAAAAAGTTGCTGACCGTGAACCACAGATTGTTTGGGAGTATGACAAAAACTTTAAATTAAAAAAAGAAAATTTCGATATGACCGATTCGTATGCGGCCGTCATGGGTTACATGAAGAAAAATAGTTATTGGGTATAACACCAAAAATAACCAGCATAAACACCCCCACCATTTTTACATAATTTACTAAATTTTATTTAGGCTAGTTGTTGTTTGATGGTATTAAATTTTTGAAATTTTCTTTCAAGACCAATCCCATCATATTCATCACCATAAATGTAGTTACCTAGTTTAATAATTTCTTTAATAGAATTTATTGTTAAAGACGAACATTTAGAATTATTATTTTTATTGGAACAGATTAGATGATAATTAGTTATACCAATATCGTTCAATATTGAACAAAAAGATGACCAATCGTAACCAGACGCATTAGTTATTACAAATTTTTGATACTTTTTAATATCGTACTTAAAATAAAAACACCCATCACCGTCTATAACACCTCTAATAAAATATTTTATTAAATCTTGTGGTATGAATTTTAGTACTAAATCGAAATCATTAAAACTTTTTTTTTGATAGTTTAGTGATTTAAAAAAACCATGTATTTTTTTATTGTAAACATAAGATCTAATTTGTGTTTTCCATTTAGTATCTTTTCTTGGTAAGATTACCCTATTTTTCCATAAAATATGTTTATTTATAACATGTTTTATATTTATATAATCCTCTTCTGTGATAGACAAAGATACAACATAGTTATTATCTTTTGAAACAAAACCATCTGACCAAATAAAACCTAACATATAACTAAATTCGGCATCAATACCACCCATCAAAATACGATCATCAACTCTAACACTATTTTTCATTTTAGGTAGGTAATTATCTAAAATTCTTTTCTCACATTCACTATTAAAATGTATTTTTCTTTCGAATAGATGGTAGCATTTTTCCTTTTTCAACCAATTTTTCACTTTAGTTTTACTCAAACCATTTTCTATTAGAAATGTCTTTAAATCTTTCATAATTTTTACTATATTTATACAGGGTTAATCATTGTTATTATTATGGATTTATTAATAAATATCTTAACAGATATATTAGGGCAAAAAAAAGATAGAAATTTAAATAAAGGTCAACATGCTTTTAACTGCCCAGTGTGTTCGGCTGAAAAAGGTGTTGAATACGATAATAAATTTAATTTAGAAGTTAACATACAAAAAAACGTGTGTCATTGTTGGTCTTGCCAATTCAGTGGTTCCATAGGTAAATTGATCACCAAGTTCGGCCGTAAAGAACACAAGAAAAAAATAAAACAATTAGGTATTGTTTTAAGTGAAACCAAAGGTAAGAAAAAAGAAATCCAAGAAATCAGGGAAATCCATTTACCAGATGAATATATTTCTTTTGAAAGTAGTAATCAAAACGATTTAATTTATAAAGAAGCTTGGAATTATTTAACGAAAGAAAGAGGTTTATTACCTGAAACTATTTATAAACATAAAATGGGTTTCACTAAAACGGGTGAATATAGTCATAGAATTATTTTACCTTCTTACGATAAAGATGATAAGTTAAATTATTTTACAGCAAGAACCTGGTTAAAATATAGAAAACCAAAATATAAAAACCCAGATTTACCAAGAGAAGAAGTTATTTTTGGTCAGAATTTAATTAATTGGGATTCAACAGTTTATATTGTTGAGGGTCCTTTTGACCATATAGTAGTTTATAACTCAATACCGATGTTAGGTAAAGAACTCCACCCAAAATTATACGACAATTTAATGAAAAAAGCAAACGCATGGGTTGTTGTTCTATTGGATGATGATGCATGGGATAGAGCTAAACAAATATATAGTCAGTTAAATACTGGTCGATTACATGGTAAAGTTAAAATTATAAAAATGGCGACAGGATTTGATATATCACAAGTTAATGAAGACTTTGGGAGAGAGGGTGTTGTTGACGTTTTATCCTCAGCAATTAAACTTAAAGAAAGTGCAATATAATATGGGACTCAACAAAAGATACATCAACCAAGAAAATTTAAAAAGGTTAATCCAAAACAAGGGTGAAATCACCCAAATAATTGAATACATTAAAAACCCAGATATCTTAATTATTGAGGATGATTTCTCAAAAAAAGTTTGTGATGCGGTTTTAAATAATGAAATAGGTAATTTAATAGAAATTATAAATGGCGAAAAAAAGAGATAGTTTAGTTTATTTAGAACCGATAGAACATAAATACCATCACAAAGAAAGTGGTGAGGTTTTTAAAAGTGTAACAACAGTATTGGGAATGTTGGAACCACCTTTTAATGCTGAAGAAGTTGCTCTTGCTATACAAAATCAAGACCCGTCCAAGAAAAAAGAACAATATCAAAATATGTCCCAAGAAGAAATTCTTGCTGAATGGAAACGTATTAACGATGAGGCAAATATTTATGGAACCGAAGTCCATGAAATACTGGAACGGTATCTTTTAGCTGACAAGGTGTACATTCCACAAAATGATTATGAAAGAAAAATTATTTCCAAGTTTCAAGAAATTGACCCCATGACAACTGGTACTATTTATCCTGAAACCATATTGTTTTCGGAAAAATATAAATTGGCAGGAACTTCTGATATTATTGAGGACTGCGGTGACTACTTTAATGTTTGGGATTTTAAAACGAACAAAAAATTACGTTATATTTCTGAATATAACCATTGGTTAAATAAACCAGTTTCACATCTGTCAGATTGTCAATACAGTATTTACTCTTTACAATTATCAATATACGCTTATATGTACCAACAAGAAACAAAAAAGAAAGTTGGTAGAATGGGTCTTTTTTATCTTAACCCAGAAACCGATAAGTTTGAGTTAATACCTGTTAGTTATCTTGGTTTAGAAGCAAAAGCAGTACTTGACCATTGGTTAGAAATAAATAAAAAAAATAAATAAAAAAATTATGGGAGAATTATTAAAAACATTAAAAGAACAAAACTCAAATGAATTAATCACAAAATGGGAAAACATTGGGTTTCTGTATAACGTTAAGAATAAAAGAAATTTAGCTTTGGCTTGCGAATTTTCTGCGTTATATTTATTAGATAATGTAGAAAAATATAATGGCGATATAACAACATTAACAGTTCCAGTTATTATTAGGATATTCAGAGAAATCGAAGAAGATTTACCTGCCGAATTAATTTTTGGTAAGGTTATTGAAATTATAACAGAGTTTTATATTAAAGTTAATGAATTTCAAAAAAGTGAAGAATGGCTTAATAGAGGAAATACAATTGAAAAGGATGTAGAAGCTGAATTTGTGGCCGAATTTTCTGATAATTATAACATAAATAAATAAAAAAATTATGCAACAATTAAATGAAACCAGTTACAATGATTTAATTACATCAGATAAACTTAGTGTTATTAAATTTGCTGCAGAATGGTGTGGGCCCTGTCGCGTATTAAAGCCAATAATTGAAAGTATTGTCTCCAAATATCCAGATGTTAATTTTGGTGAAGTCGATATTGACCAAGAAAGAAATATTGCTATAAGTGAAGGTATAAGAGGTGTACCTGCAGTTATTTTCTATAAAAATGGTGTCGCAGTAGATAGAATGGTTGGTGTAAGACCAGCTAATGAATACGTACAAAAAATAGATAGTTTAAAATAATGGGTCAAATAAAAAGAATTATAAAAGAAACTTTAATTTTAGAATCATTTGATTCACCATTAAAAAATTTTCATAAAGAAGATGACTTTAATTACATAGTATATGAAGATGATATAAAAGCCTATGTCACATTTACATTAAAGTTTAATAACAATAGGTTGATTGATTTCCCTAGTATAAAAAATGGTGAAATAGACACTTATTACGAAGTTTCATGGATTTTTGACGAACACACAGAAAGAAGTGGTTATAATTGGAAAAGGGTTACTGCTAGTATATTTAATGTATTAGATGACTTTATTAGAGTGAACAACCCTAAACTTATATCATTTTCATCACAATATGAAACAGGAAAAGTCTATTTTAATCAATACTTTTTAGATGTATTGAAAAAGTTATTCAATCAAAATTTCATAATAATGGCTTATAGTGAGGATATCTCTGATGTTGTGTTTTTAATAAAAAAAGAATATTCTACATTATTGGAGGATAATATAAAAAAACATATGGAACGATGTGGAACCAATACTAAAGAAACCACAGACATTTATTTTTACCCACATAAACTAAAAAAAACGAGTAAAGGTATTAGTAAAAATAATATCATAAAAGAACAGAAAGAAAGAGTTTTTTATAAACAAAAATTCTTAAAAGGTATTAAAAAAATTAATCTTTAATACGAAACTCAATAGTAAGACGGTCATAACCCGCCCAGCCTTCTTTAATTACCCAACGGTATTCTAGTTCAGATTGTAAAACAAATTTATCTTTTAATTGAATACCAATATTTGAATTGGTTATTTTTTCTAAAATATCAATACTTACAATCGGTTCTAGTTTTGAAATAAATTGATTGTATCTTTCTCTGCCCAAATGAACATCACCATTACCTAAATATTTGGTTACATTGTCGATATCTCTCTGACAAGTTACCTTAATTATTGGTTCCGAATATAAAACCCAATCTTTTAAATATTTGGAATCGTATTTTTTAATTTCCACTTTTTCACCTGTTTCAGTAATTGCATCGTATTTTTCAAAAAAAGATTTACTTGTTGGTATAAACTTAGTTGGGTCTAAATTTAATGAAGCAACTTTTTGGGTATTGTTACGACCAATGCCATCCCATTTAATTTTGGGTGACTTTGATACATGTTTCCAGCCCTTCTCTTCACAGATTACTTTTTCAAACTGAACACCACTTTTATTTCTGGCCTGACCCATTTACTGATTCGATTATTTAACTTATACTTACAACAGTAAGATAAAATTATTAATAAGTAAAATATTTAAATATGTCCACTAAAAAAAGTGTTGTTTTTGAAACAAAATTAACCCCAGAAGAAACATTAGGAATTATAAACACGTTGATGGGTTTTTATGATAATTTAGAAACCATTCAAGATTATTTTTTGGAAAGAAAAAAAGAAAAGGTAGAAAACATCGACCATGAGAAGTATGCTGCAATGATGTTCGATAAGTTTGATATGGAACCAAAAGATATGAATATCAGCATTGAAGTTATTGACGGTAAACTTTTTAATCCCGCAGTCCAAATTATAACATCATTACCGTTAGAATCTCAAATTGGTCGTCAGGTTACGCTGGGTGTTAAAGAAACAACCACCAACAAATGGATTGGTTTTATTCGATTGGCATCACCAGTACTTTCGATTAGACCAAGAAATGAACTTTTTGAAGGTATGAAAGTTACGGCGAATGAAGTCAATAAGTTTATGATTAACGGTGCAATCATAGTACCCGTACAACCTTTTGGGTATAATTATTTAGGTGGTAAGCTTTTAAGTTTAATTTGTTGTTCTCATGAAGTCAGAGAGCTATTAAAAGAAAAGTATGGTGAAAAAATTGATACCGTCTTTATGGAAACCACTTCATTATATGGGGATATTAAAGGAATGAGTCAATATGATGGTTTAAAACCTTTTATTAGATATGGTAGTATGACAGAATCAGACATCTTTTTATTCCCTGGTGATGTGGTTTACGATTCAATCAGAACCTTCATGAGAGGTCACTACGGAAACCCTGAATGGGGTGGTTCTATTGTTGACCCAGGACCGTCTGGCCCAAAAATGAGGGAGTTTAATAAAATTCTTTCTATTTTGAAAAACCATTTAAAAGTACAAGACCCATTAAAGTTTAAAGAGTTTTCCGATTTCACACAAACACATATGAAATCAAAAACTAAGAAAAGGTATTATTACTGTACTTATGGTTATGAAAATGTTTTTCAATATATCGCAAGTAATGGTGAGATTGAATTAATTAAAAAAGATAATTACGATAGATACCATTTAACTAATTTGATTGAATGGTGGAAAAATAAAGCACAAAATAGATTTCAAAAACTAAAAGATGAATCAAGAGTTAGAACTGAAATTGAAATTTATACACCTGAAACTATTAAATCGGGTAAAATCGATATGATAAGATAATTAAAAAAATTAAATATGGAAACAAAAGAAACTAAAACCTGGCCAACACTTGAACCCAAAAAAGAAAATCGTTTTGTAGTTAATTTTCCGGAACCTTTTAAGATTCCGCAGTATGTTATACACAAAACTAGTAGACCTTCTTTTTATATCACAGAATCAGGTATGATTAAATGGAATAATATTGCTTTTATATTGTACGACCCAATATCACCGTCGACTTCTGTTGCAATAATGGAAGGCGTTAAAGAATTAAGAAAAAAAGATTCACAAAATTTAGTAATTGGTATTGAAATACTTTCACCAGTTGGGGATGTTGTTGAGTCTTGGGATATACACGGTAAAATAAACTCGATAGATTTTGGTGTTTTAGATTGGAAAAATGGAAACCATTTAAACATAACAATTGATTTTAATGTTGATTACGCAAAATTAAATTTTTAAAATGTACGTTGAGATATCTCCCAGACAATCAGGTAAAACAACAAGGTTAATAGAGACTGTCATAAATCATTTACGTCAAGATGATTACGCTAGAATTGTTATCGTTGCCTCATCAATAGGGCAACTTCGCTTGATTAAAGAAAAAATTAAAATAAAAATACGTGAAATAACAACACCTAATTGGGGTGGAAGTGTTGAGAACCTTGAATTATTGATCGATGAATTTTATTTAAGAAGGGTGGAAACAGTATTTGACGTTAATTTGTTAAGAAGTTTAAGGGTTGATTATTATTTTTTCGATGATTTTTCTTTTCTCGAACCAAGAAGAATTATGCTTAACAATAGTATTATAGAAAACGGTTATTATTATACAACCCCCACGGATAGACGCTCAACAATCGATATGATTACTAATTATTGTTTAATAAACGATATTAATATAAATTATTTTAATACTTGGACCGAATCTAGACTCAGAGAACAAGAAGCGTTAAGTCCTTATCTTAGAGAACATGTTCTTGAATATTGGAGTAATTATATGGAATCAATAGGTATTACCACTAATAATTTAAAAGAAAATTGGCTAACAAAAATAATTAAAAAACATAGATTTGTTTAAATGAAATACCAGTTCCAAATAAAAGAAGTTAATCGAATAATCGCAACAGATTTTGTTCAAGAAAGACATTACTCAAAAGTAATGCCAAAATTAACCAAACATTGGTTAGGTTGTTTTTTAGAAGAAGAATTGGTTGGTATTGTGACTTTAGGTTGGGGTACACAACCACTACAAACAATTAAAAAGTTATTCCCTGATTTAAAATCGGGTGATTATTATGAGATTGGAAAAATGTGTATGGATGAAAAAATGCCAAAAAATTCCGAATCCCAAATGTTATCTGCTGTCGTTAAATGGATGAAAAAAAATCTACCAGAAAAAAAGTTTTTATTTACTTGGGCTGATGGCATTGTTGGTAAAGTTGGTTATGTTTACCAGGGTTCTAATTTTAATTATGGTGGCTTTATTTGGACTGATATCTATATATCGCCAACAGGTGAAAAGATTCACCCTAGAAGTTCAAAAAGTTTGTTAAAAGAAAACGCTGAGTTTTTGGGTAAAGATAAATTATTTTGGATGACACCTGATTTTATGGCAATTAAAGGTATCAGACGGATTAGAGGTAAACAATTTAGGTATATCTATCCTTTAAATAAAGAGGCAAAAAAAATTCTAACAAATAGTTCAACGGTTAGTTGGCAACAAAAATACCCAAAAGAAGTGGATTTATTATGGAAAGAACAAATGGGAAAAGGTTTATATGTTAATCTTGTCGGTAAACCCGAAATGGATTTAAGCATTGTTGAGTATAACGAAAAGAATGTTAATGCTCACAAAAAACAAACGGTTAACGATAAATAGTTAAAGAACCGACTTTGTAATCGTAAACACCTTTAATGGTAACAAACTCAACAAAATAAATATAGACACCAGTTGTGATATCCAAACCACCTACGGTACCATCCCAAACAAAACCCATATCATCAGTTTTATAAACCAAACCACCCCAGTTATTATAAACCGAAATAACCATGCTTTCGATATAATAACCTACAGGTCGCCAAGTATCGTTTAAACCATCACTATTAGGTGTAAAACTATTTGGTATGTAGACTACTGGTATACGACAAGGTATTACTTTAATAACATACTCTTGTGTTTCAGACTCACAAAGTTCGTTTTCTGAAAAAACAGTTATTTCATAATTACCTTCTTTTTCAAAAGTGTAAGTTATTTTTTCTGTTTTAAAAGTTCTAATTAAACGATTATTCAATTTAATCACCCAACTATAATCACAGTTTGGTGTACCTAACGAATAATAGGTGAATGTTTTATTACTATCTTCACATAATTCTACAATTTGATTCTGTGAGTACAGATTTAAAGTGATTAATAAAAATAATAGTGTTAATAATTTTTTCATTTTAGTTGTGTTCTATAGGTAATAACATTGGTTGAGGAAATACATTTACTGACATTACACTTACAAAAGTACATCCTGCATTATTATAAGTATAAGTTAAATTAAAGGAACTAGAACCACTTGTGGTGGGACAAAATTCATTCCCTAAAACACCGATACCAGACCAAACACCCCCTGTTGGGTTACCATTTAAAGTAACACAGTTACCACCTTCACACATATTAGGTAAAAGGGTTAATACGGGGTTGACGTTGTATATAAAAACATTCAGTGTAACAACAGGACTTAAACAACCTATATTGTTAGAGGCTTGAACCTGTACGGCATTTGGTATTAAACCAGGGTTAGCCCCCGACCAATCCACTTCGATCTGATTCGTGCCTTGACCACTAGTAATAACACCTGGAACTAATACATCCCAAATGTAAGTTAACCCTGCCGTTGGTGTTACGTTATAAATCGACATGCCTGTTTGATAACATACCGTATCGGGATTTACTGTAGTAAATTGTGCTAAACCAAACTTGGTAGTAGTGTTAAAAGTAGTAGTAATTTTTTCATAATTAAAATTGTTTGTTCCAGTATTTTGGTGGTATTTGTTTTATTTGATCACGGAATATTTTTAGAAACTTTAAAAATTGTTTTTTTAATTTTTTGCTCTTCTTCTTTTTACTCATATTAATTATGGTTTATGTTTGTTATATTAGGCAAGGCCGTGTTTATTACTCCGTTATAAATTGTAAATGGAGTCGTTGGGCAAGAGTTATTAATCCAGTTACCCCAATCACCATCTGCTCCCGCTGTTACTTGTATTGATAGATTTTGTGGTGTACATACGTTAGCAACGGTTACCGTAAAACAGAACGACCAAGTACATGAACCTGAGTCACCCCAATCATCTGCTGGGTTATTATTTAATGGGCCACTTATACCAGAATCAAAAAACCAACCTGGTCCTACTAATCCTGATGGCGTAAAATTATTTAACATCCAAACCCAATTACCACCACCTCCTTGACAATTTATTGGTGGTGCTGCCTGTTGTAAACCAACCCATCCTGGTCCTAAGTTAATATCAAAACCCTCCAACCAGTTGGATCCCACATTTAATCCAGGCCACCCTGTCATTGTATAACAAACAGTTACAACAGTTCCTGGTGTATATCCAACCACCGGAGGTACCGGATTAAGTGTAAATGTTTGAACACCAACGCACTGACTATATAGTGTGTTACTTATTAAAAACAATATATATAATAAAATTTTTTTCATATTTTAGATATTAAATCATAACCATCTATAACTTCAACATTGTGATCATACACAATAGATAACTTTCTTTCTTTATCTCTTTCATTTTCAAGATTTTTATAACTTGAAATTAAAAGTAATTTTTTGTCTCTTTGGTCAGCGTCCATACTACTATATCTTGTGTCAGAGGTATTCCAATTTAAACATTCAATGGTAAAAATCGAATCAACTTCTCTAGTTGTTAATCTCACCCCGTTTTTTTTGTGATACCACTTAAAACCTAATTCAAACAGTTTTTTTTGTAAAGAATAAGTTTGCTCAATACCAATACCGTTTTCAAAAAGAATAATAAAACCAGTTTTTAAAATTGGTTGACCCATTTCATTAAGTCCTACTTTTTTAATTTTAAGATCATCTTTCCAAGAAAAATCTTCTTTAAAAACTTTAACAAGACCTTTAGATGCTAAATCTTCTAAATAAGACTTACCAAGAGCCGCATGACCATGACCATTTACATCTGTAAACACATAAGCCTCATAAGACCCCCTACTACCATAATCCGTTGTATATTCAGGGTCAAACTTTAAAAAAATAAGGGTTTCCCAATTATTACCTGATTTAATTAAATACTTTTTACCTGGAACAAAAATTAATTTATCCATTTCGGGTAACCAACTGTAATCGTCTTCAAACATTTTTAAGGTATTTACTATTAATTTTTAAAATCTTATTTTTATATAAATATACAAAAATTATGAATAAAATCCAAAAAATAATTCACGTAGCCGACCTTCATATTCGTTTATTTAAAAGACATGAAGAATATAAGGAACAATTCCAAAAATTCTTTGATGAATGTCGAAAACAACAACCTGAACGTATTGTTATATGTGGGGACGTTTGCCATTCTAAAAATACGGTAACGCCAGAATTAATTAGTATGGTGACTTCTTTTTTTAATGAATGTACTAAAATAGCAAAAACAGTTGTTATTTTGGGTAATCATGATTTTTTGGTTAACAACTTAGATAGAATGGATACCTTAACACCAATTTTTGAAAGTATGCAAAACCCAGATATTATTTTTTTAAAACACACAGGTTGTTATGAGGATGAAAACATTGTTTGGTGCGTCTATGGACATATGGAAGGTTCTCAAAGACCAGATATTGAGAAAGCAAAAACAGAGTTTGGTGATGATAAAACTTATGTTGGTTTATATCACGACCCATTGGTTGGTTTAAAAACGGCAATAGGGTTTGAGTTTGAAGATGGAAATGATATTTCTATCTTTGAAGGTTGTGATGCGGTAATGTGCGGGGATATACATTTATACGATGTTATGTATCATAGAGAAACACCTATTGTAATGCCAGGTAGCATGATTGCCCAAGATTTTGGTGAAAAGGTTAAAGGTCATGGTTATGTTTTATGGAATGTTAAAGATAGAACACATAAACAAATAGATATCCCATCAGATTATGGTTTTTACACTTTTAAAATAAAATCTATTGAAGATATCGAAAACGAATCTGAAAAGTTAGTAAATGCCTAAAGGTGATTTTAACATACAAAAAATAACCAAAAAAGAGGCCGCAACCATCTTATTACAGTACCATTATTTAAAAGATAAATCTAAAACTTTTAAAAGTGGTTACAACTATGGTTTATTTAAAAACGGTGAACTATTAGGTGCTATTGTTTTTACGGGTTTACCAGTACCTGAGCTGAGTAAAGGGATGTTGGGTTTAGAGAGAAACCAACAGGAAGGTTTATTTGAATTAAGCAGGTTATGCGTTCATCCAAAAATTCAAGGCCAAGAACATAACATCACAAGTTGGTTTGTTAGTCGAAGTATTAGAAGTTTACGTAAAGAAACTGAGGTTAGATTAATATTAAGTTATGCTGACGCAGAATACCATGAAGGCGTTATTTATAAAGCGTGTAATTTCACTTATTATGGTTTAACCGATGCTAAAAAAGATTTTTGGATTTACCAAGAAGATGGTTCTTATGTTAAACATTCCAGGGGTTCGGTTAAAAATTTAAAAGGTGAATGGCGACCTAGGAGTAGAAAACATCGGTACATACTATTATTTGATAAAAATTTAAATATTAAATGGAAATCCCCTACGAATTAAAAGAAGAAATAACCGAATATTGTCGTTTAAATAGTATCGACGATACTCAAAAATTTATGGTTAAAATGATTCGTCAAGGATATACTGTTGAAAAATATGGAACATCACCGATAGTACCACAAGTTATTGAAAAAGAAGTGGAAAAGATTGTTGAAAAAATAGTTGAGGTACCTGTTGAAATTGTTGTTGAAAAAGAAGTTATTAAAGAGGTGGAAAAGATCGTTGAAAAAATAATTACCGACGATTCTCAAGTACGAGAGCTTCTAACTAAAATAGATTCATTAACTTTAGAGTTATCAAAAGAAAAAGAAAAAGTTTCTAACAGTGAGATAGATAGGTTACATCAAAAAATAAGTAATTTAGAATCGTTATTAGAATTGGAAAAAAATCGGAACACTACACAAAAAAAAGAAGTTAATCCTTTTGGTGATAAAGCTAAAACTACAATAAATTGGGTTACAAAAGAAGACAGGGACGGGAAAACAGACTTATACGGTGAATAATGGCATTAAATCGTCATATAGTTTTTTATATTCTAATCCAGAAGTGTAAGTACTGTTAGCCGAATTACCGATCTCCGCCTCTAAATCACTTAAATTAAAATCTTCTTTTTCTTTATAAATAAAAAAACTTAACTCACCGTTTGTATTCTTTTCAGCAATATAATAACGGGGTCTATTACGAGAAACTTTCTCCATATCTACAATATAATCTCTATTTAAATAACTTTTTTTACCTCTTAACTGGTTTCTTATCTGTAACAGCAATATATCTTCACTAGACATTTTATTTTTTTCTGGGTTAAGACCATAGTCATCGATCCAATCAAAATTATCTAATTCTTCTTTTAATATTTGTTTTACAATTCCCTTAATTTTCATTATTATTGTTCTATACTATATAAATATGTCTGTAAAAGAAAAAACCAAAATTACAATCCCATCAAAGGCAACCGTTAGGGTTCAATGGGAAGATGAACCACAAAACTATACCAAAGATAAGGTTAAAATAATTGAACGTTATTTTGTTGAAAAATATGGTATTGAAAAAGTTCAGGTTATTTTTAAACCTAAAAAAATAGATTCAAATTCTGATACGGTAGATATGTCGATAACTGATAATGTTATGGATAGTAATTACCAAAGACGTTTATTTAAAGAATGGTTGGATAACAACCAAATAAATGTTGATTGGGAACGTCTTTTACGCCTTGACGATAAGGTAAAGGATAAATTAAAACAAATTAGAGATGTTGAATATCGTTATCGTAATTGGTATATTAAAGAATTAGAATGGGATAATTTTCTATCCTATGGTGACGGCAATAAATTAACCTTTGATAACCTAAAAGGCATTACCGTTGTCACTTCTAATCCAGCAAATGCTGGTGGCAAAACTATTTTAAGTGTCGATCTTCTACTTTTTCTATTGTTTAACGAAACTACGAGAACTAAGGTTGCTGCCCAAATTTTTAACAAATTTAGAGATGTAAACCAAGTTAGGGTTAAGGGCGTTATTACTATCGATGGTGGTGATTATATTATTGAAAGAACTTTAAATCGTTCTAAAAAAAGAAATGAAGAAGGTTATAATGTTAAAACCGACCTTAATTTTCAGAAAATAATGGCAGATGGTTCCATCCAAAATTTAGAAGGTGAACAACGTCGAGAAACTGATGATTTTATTAAAAAATCTGTCGGTGATGTGGATGACTTTTTATTAACCATAATTGCAACTTCTGACAACCTGGAAGAATTGATACATACCCTACCAACACAAAAAGGCAAGTTGTTATCAAAATTTATTGGTTTAGAAGTTATTGAACAAAAAGAAGAAATCGTTAAAGAATTAAAATCTGCTTGGGCTAAAAATTTAAAGTCCGACCAATATAATACAGCTGATTTAACTGTTGAAATTGAAACTTTAAAAGAGAAAATAACTTCTTTAATAAATAACACTAAAGAATGTGAAACTAAAAAAGAATCAACCCAAAATGAAATTAAAGAAACTATTGAAATCAAAGAACTTTTAATTTCACAAAAAATTATTATTGATAACGAAATTCTTAAATTAAGGATTTTAGATATTAATAGGGATATTAACGATATCACTGAAAAGGGTAAGAAATCAAAAGAAAGGTATGACGTTTTAACGGAAGAATTTCAAAAATTAAGTGAAATAGAGTACGACGCAAAAACACATAAAGAATGGCAACAACAATTAAACGATTTAAATATTACAAAATCGAATAAAATTGTTAAAAGAGATGGTACTATTAGTTTAATTAAAAACCTGGAGGAAGGTGAGTTTTGTTCGCTTTGTAAACAACCTTTAAAGGATGTTGACCACTCTGAAGAAATTGCTCAAAATAAATTATTTCTAGAAACCTTAATAACTGAGATCACAGGGTTTGATACTGAAATTGCTGAAGCAAAGGCAGAAATATTAAAACTGGATGTTATTAAAACACAAGTAGAAGAGTACGATAAAAAATCTTTGATGTTGGATAAACTTAATTTAGAGGTAGATAATCTTAGGTTACAATTAAAAGAAAAAAAAGAACTAAAAAAGAAGTACGAAGATAATATTGAAAATATTGAAAAAAACAAAGATTTGGATACTAAAATATTAGGGTATTCTTCTAAGTTGGAAAGATTAAATAGAGAAAGAGATGAGTTTTTAACCAAAATACAAAGAAATGATTCTGATAAATTAAGGGCAGAAGATATGATTCTTAAAAACAGTGAGACTATTAAAGTTATTCAAACAGAAGAAGAAGTTAAAATTATTTTTGAAATCTACTCTAGAATGGTTGGTAAAAATGGTATCACAAAGTTAATTATGAAAAATGTTATACCTCTATTAAATTCAGAACTAGAAAGATTACTGGTTGACTCTGCAGACTTTAAACTTTTGGTTGATCTTAATGCAAAACAAGAGGTTGATTTTATTCTTCAAAGAGAAGATGAAAACGGTCAGGAGACATCTTATTTATTAACAGAAGGTTCTGGTTTTGAAAAAACAATTGGTTCTTTAGCATTAAGAATGGTTTTATCGAGGGTTAGTTTATTACCGAAACCAAATATTGTGGTACTGGATGAGGTTTTAGGAAAGGTATCAAACGATAATTTAGAATTGGTTGGTAATTTTTTCCAAAAATGTTCTGAAATGTTTGAAAACATATTTTTAATCACCCATAACCCACTGGTACAATCATGGGCAAATCATATTATAACAATTAAAAAAGTTAATAACGTTAGTTCTTTATCACAAAGATAGATTAATAAGATTTCTGTTTTGAAAATTAAAAAATAGTTCTTATATTTGTCGGAGATATTTATAAAAAAAAACAATTATGGACAGAAGATTTCTTTTAACAATTATCGGTGGTTCTGAAAACATCGAAAAAGATTTGAATTTTATTGCCAACGGTGATACAGGTGTTAATTTTGTAGATGGAAGGGGTATGTTTATTTGTACGTTTTACAGTCCGTATACCGCATCGGAAATTCATGAAAAATTATCACATAGGTCAGCAATGATGTTGTTCGACATTACGGATAGTGAAACATATGGCATTAACCTACCAACTAAGTATTATTTAGGAATATTCCCTGAAAACCAAAAAGTATTAGACCTAAGTCAGAATACTTTTAAAACTAAAACAAAAAAAGAAACCACTAAAAACACAAAAAAAGTGGAACCAC